CCCCCCCTGCATCTCCACGAAAGATGCAGGGAAGAAGCCAAACTTGTCAGGCTTGCCCTCAACATGACCCCACCACCAGTCAGCATTTGGCTTGTCGCTCACAACCACCACGTCTCCCACTGCAATCGTGATGTTCGTCTCGTCTTCAGCCTCGTACTCAAATATCACCTTCGCCAGCTCCGGGCGAACCACTGCTTGTTGGTGCTGTGAGTGCTGTGCCCGGCCCACCGCACTATGGAACACAGTCAGGTCAAGGGCATCCCTCTGGGCATCCCTCAGGGCACCCCTTTGCGGATTAGTATCGGACATACTCATAGCGGCGAGCGTCTGTCCGATGTTCAGAGGTTGCTGTCTTCTTTTTTCTATAATTCTTTCAAGGTGCGTCGTGGGAGGGGCTGAAGAGCTCAATACTTGTCCCAATATCTTCCTTATTGTATCAATCGGAATTCCACCAGGACTTGCTATAGTTGATAAATATTGAGCAAATTGTCTCCCTCTTTCATTTTTTTCATCTCCTGGCTCCACGTACTGATCCCCGGGGAAGAGTTTGCTTTCTATTAATTGAATCTTTTTCTTGGTTGCAGTACTCTGGTCCGACTGGCGAGCCACTGCAGCCAAATGGGCGGTATCTAATAATTTTTTTTTAAACTCACTCATTTCGGAATGTCTTACTTTATAAGTGTATGTACTGTGTATAAAAACAATATTAATTTTATAATATGTTATCCCATCATGATCCTCGTTGTCCACATATTCGATTAGTACTAATCCCGAATTATCCATTTATATATTATATAAATAAATTTCAGATTGATTGATTCCAATAGTATTTACTTGTAAACGCTGTTCATATTATCTTCTTTACAACAGGAAGAAAAAAAACAACAACAATTCGTTTTACATCTATGTTTCCATTTTTTATCTTTCTTAAGAATATATTTCATAAATTTAGTTGGTTTCCGAACGAATCTTTCATTTCCATCTTCATCTTGTATTTCAATAAGATCTCCGAACCAGGGCCACAATTTATTTTCTTCATTATTATCGGGTTCAATGAGTTGTGGATATTTAAAAGTAATTTCTTTAACACATTTCTTCCATTGGTCGGGTGGTATCATTGGATTGGATGAAACATATTGTGTTATCTGTGGTAGATAATGTCCTTTAAATTTATCGTATGGTATTCTATCTATTTCAAGGAGTAAGAATTGAACTTCAATTTCTTCGCAGAGAGTATTAATATTAATTAAATATTTATCAATTTCATTAATTTTTTCTACGAATTTCTGTTTTTTAATCCACGCCGCAATCAGAGATGTAACCATAGAAGAAATAGTTAACGATGAATTAACCAGAATGTCAAAGTATTTGAACGGTTCTTCTTCTACATTATTAGCAATTGTTAATCCGGAAGTTAGCGTTGAAATTATCATTATCCACCAAGATAATTTGTCTTCTTTTTTTCTCAAATTATCGAGATAAAATTGACCGATAATCCTATTATATTTAAGTTTCCATAGACACTTCTGAAATCTGTGTTTTTTAGTTTTGGACCATTTATGAATAATATTCCCATCTTCATCTTCTTCCAGTTCTTCATCGCTAATACTATCATCATCATAAACTATATCATCAAATTCATATTCATATGATTTCTGAGATCTCATTGTTTCTGGAGATTTCAACGGTTTATTCTCTTCTTTATTATTCTCTTCTTTATAATTTTCTTCTAGTTCTAATTCTAATTCTCTAATCTGCTTGTGTAAATCTTCTTTATTATATTCTACTTTATTTTCTTTTTTATTATCGGGCTGAGGTACGGGCTGGGGTTGAGGTTCTAAATATATATCCATATCATCATTCTTTCCTTCAATCATTTATGATAATCATAAAAAATTTTATTGGATTTTTAATTTAGTTTACGGGAGTTGTAATGTGTTTTTTTATTTCGGGTATAATTTCAATTAGCTGAGACCCACAGTTAACTTTCATCCAATCAATATCATCTTGATTTAACTTGGTAACATCTATATTTAGATGAAGATGAACTGGTGGATATTCCATGGAAACTTCATTAAATCTTAAAAGACAATACCATTGCCGGTAGTCGTAAGCTGGGAGACAGTAATTGAGAACTATCATTTTTTTATTTAATATTTTTTTATTCGCACACACACCAATAAGTATTCTGACCACAACGAGAGCAAGATATTTTAATAGTATTTCTAATCTTTTTCTTACAAACCAGAGTTTCGTTATTTTCGTTATTTTCTTTATTTTTTTTAGTTTCTTTTTCGATATTCCTCACAAGAAGATATGCTACAATCGGATCCATTTAATTAATTAATAATTTATCCTTTTAATAATTTATCAAATTTTAATAATAACCATAAGATAATATCTTTTAAAAAATATAATAAAATAAGAACTATTAGTAAGGATGTATATTTATTAAATGTATTATTGATATCTAATTTAGCTTTATTGGTAATATCATTTAAATCATTTTTATATTTTCTTTCATATTCTTTAAATTGAGAAAATAATAAATTAAGAGAATTTTTAATATCTTTTATTACATCCATTATATGATTTATATTAAATTAATTACCAAGAAAGATCTCCTTTAAAATATTCATCTAATAATTTATCATAATATTCCTTGGTTTCATCTTTCATCTAGATATATATATATATGTATACAATATAATATTTATATGTATAATTATTTTTCGTGGATAATTACAATATTTTGGATTATTGTTTGGATACTATCCATAATGTATGTCAAGAGAAAGAATAAAAAAATTAATAAAAAACCCATGTTAATTATTCCTCTATTAATCAATTGTTTCAAGTTGTCGGTAGTCATTAAATTGAGTATAGAAGATCCTATTGATTACCATATCAATTTATTAAATACGAAATATATAGATTTCAATAAAAAAATATTCCCCCAGAATTTTAAAGATGCTTTTATAGGATTGTTATCGGTTACATTATTTCAGTTATTAATGGTATTTATATTTTTCTATAATAATAATATTTATTGAGGGGTACTAATTCCGAAATCAACGTCATCATATTGAACTTCGATTTTATTTCTTTTTTTCTTTTTAATTATCATCATTGACTCTTGTTTTTCGGTTAACTCTTTTATCATATTTCCATTTAAAAATAGTTTATTTTTAAGAGTTCTGATATCTTCATCAATAAATAAATTTTTATTTTCAACTATTTCTAACCGATTAACTATATTCTGTATATGTCTTTTATTGTAATAATTCACAGAATATCCCAAGATAAAACCGAATAAAAATCCACATAAATTATTTTTATCGATCATCATATTCTGAAACATTATAATTTACTATATGGGATATATTTTAAATAATTTAAAATATTATAATGATTATTGATTATGTTTTACAACCTGGGATTCAGATTGCTTTTATAATTGGAATAGTTGGTTCCATAGTTATTAAACTAACGAATTATAAGATAAATAAAAACTATAAATTAGGATTAAATGTTTTAGGTTTAATGGGTATATATCATTATTTCGTATTACCTATAATTTTCGTCCATGAGTTCGGAGCATATGAAGGATTAGATTATCGTAATTTATTAAAAGATGATAATGGGGAACCAATTCATCAGAATATATTATTTAGAAAAGATAAACAGACTACACTTGAAGCTGTATCAGGTTTAGTCAATTACATTAAAAGAGAAAAAGATATAAAAACTGAGGAAATAATATCGGATGCTTATGAATTAAAAAATAAAGAAAGAATTACCGTTCTTTCGGAAAAAATAGATGAAAATTAAAATATACATTATATTATAAAATGATTTCCAAGTATTTACAGATTCAGTTATTCTATGTTGCTCTAATATTAGTTTTACCATACGTAATAGCTTATTTCAAGCCTATGAATGACAAGAAAAAGGGTCATGTTGCAGCTGGATTGAGTATTCTGTGTGCTATTTTATGGTTTGTATTCGGTCAAAATATGGTTACACAATAATATGATCACGCAATATTTAACAATTCTTCATTAATCTTGACCACTCCGAAGGATCTTCTTTATTCGGTGGAGCATTAAGATATTCCCAATCAAATACACCCGAGAAATCCGGATATTTTTCTTTTATCTTATTAATTTCATCTAAGGCTTCATTAAAATTAGATTCATCGAATTGCCCAGATTCCATACCCATTACAACTTTTTCAGGGGGGTATCCATTATTAATGATTGATTCATATGTTTCCATAGTAAATGAGTAATAGCATTGTGTATTAAACCAATGTATATGTTTTCCTTCTTCCGATAAATATAATTCTTTATAACTAAATCCGGCCATAGAAGAACCGTCACTCTGTAAAGTGGAGGAAACTGGTGCCGTTGTAATAATGAAATCATTACCGAAATCCTTTACTAATCTATTAATTAACATTTTAATATTATCGATACTGGTATGTTCTTCTATATCTAGGTCTATCCCTTTAATCCATGTTTTTTCATTAATTAATTGTTTTAATTGTGAATAATAAATTTCAAAATCACTGAATAGTTCATTATATGCTAAACCAGCTCCACCCATCATAAGAATGATAGTACATCCTTGATTGAAGGCTTTTTCTGTTTGAAACCATAAATCATTAAAATTAGGATCATAGGGTTTATTATCGTTTAAAAAGATAGATTTTTTTCCTTCTTTATCTTTTCCGAAATGAATTGAAGATATATTAATTACGTCTATATCTTCAATATGAGTAAAAATTTTATCAAGACCAACGAAAGTTTGATAATAGTAAATTGTTTTCATTATATAATTTAATTAATGATATTTATTTAAATAGTAATAATTATTTCTTTTTAGAACCTTTCTTTTTATCTTCAATTTTTACCGCCCCGAATTGACCTTTCTTAAAGGTCCATCCGGCCTTCTTTAAATTCTGATTTCTTTTCGCACTACGACTTGCTCGCTTAGATCTAATGCGACCTTTTTTCTTAATAAGATCTTTCTTCTTTAATCCACCGCTCGTTTTGATAGCATTTCCATTCCAAACTTGAGCTCTCGAACCAACAGTTTTCATTTATATAATTGAATAGAAAAAAAAAATTATTAAATTATAATGGGAAATGCTATTACTATAAATTTAATTTATAATTCACTAAAAATTAAAAAAGAAAAAAAATATAATATTTCATCAATGGAATATTTTTATTGTTATCATTGTAAAAAAAATTTTAATAATAAAATCGAATACAACGAACATTTACAATATTGTTTACATGGTGAATTATAAATCATAAACACTTGTTATCTGTTCATTACTCAATCTAATAGGAACCCATTTATTAAATTTAAGATTTAGTTTACATTCTACTTTTATTTCATCCATAGGATCTTTATCTTTAAAGAATTCTAAAATATTATGACTAGTTTCTATTGTCTGAACAAGAGCATTACCATGTTTAATTAGATTATCGTCTTCTTTTAAATATAATTCATAAACATCTGGTTTAAGTGTTTCTACTATTCTAAAAATATTTTTCTTTTCTTTTTTAGGATTATCTTTCTTAAATTCTTTCTTAAATTCTTTCTTAAATTCTTTCTTCTTAACTCCTTTTTTATTTTTATTATCCGAGATAAGAGACTGATCTCTCGAAAATAAATATAATATTTTCGAGTAATCAGTCCTCAACGGTACGAAATATAAACCCCGCGTATTATAAGGTAAATTGGGGATAAATTTTTCATAAGTATCTACTATCTGTTTATAGTCGAAATATTTTTTTACGAAAATGGGGCATACTTTGGAGTAATCTGTAACTTTAAAATTATTTTCAAGGAGTGAATGAATAATATTGATTCTATCAATTATAATGGTTTTATTCTGATTCTTACCCATATAATAATAAATATCATTAATACCTAGGGACCAATTATTCTCTTTATCTCTAATTAATTCGCATTCAAGAAGAGTCCCTTTATATAGTTCGGAATCAAAATTATATGGGGTAACCATAATTTTAGGAAAAGGATATTTATCATTCGTTTTTTTATCAATTAAAAAGGAATAATTCGTGTCGTTAATTTGGGATAAGAATAGTAAATACGGTGTTCCACTACTCTTAAGACAGAAAATATGGGGATTATTAAGATTTTTAGAATACTGATCGTTATATACTTTCGCATAACGACTATTAAATTTAATACCGGAACACCGGATACTCATCTGATTTAGAATATATTGTTTCGCTTCATTCGTTGTAATATTATCAATCTGAACATTGCAGAAAGATGTTTTCGTAAAAGAATCTGGTTCCATGCTATTATAATTATAATATAATATAACTTTATATCAAATTTTAATATTATTATTAATATTATGGTTGATGGAGCAGATAAGATAGGAAGCACGAATGACAATTTAAAGGGTCAGGGGGGTAAACGCACCAATACTGATCGTCTAAAAAAACTTAATTCAATTGATAAAAATATAAGTATAAGGGAAATTGGTAATTATTTCGGTATATTTTTATTAGTTTTATGTGTATTATTATTTATTTATTACTTGAAGGATTTAATAATGAAATCATTTTTTAATTTCAAAGATATAGGTTCCAATTTCAAACAAGGTAGTCTTTATGGATTCACTAGATCGGGATCCGATTTAGGTTTAAAAAGGAACGATTATTTGGATATTGATTTAGTAATTCGAACAGACGATGCTTCGGGTGATTGTGATATAAGTGGAAGATATAATAAAGATGGTCTTGAATATATTGAGGCGGATGGAACGGGTGATTTATGTAATAGTTTAAATTACGAAAAATAATATTATATATTTTATATGGGTCCGAATACATTCTTAGGTTTATTTTTCGTTTTATTCACACTTGGGATATTGTTGATAGACATTAAATTCTTAAATCAATACGACTTAAGTAAAAAAATAATGATAAAATTGTTTATATCTATATTTACAACATTTATATTATGGTTAGTTACACTGGCCGATAGATATAGTGAAACTAGATATAGCTTAAAAAAATTCGTAGATTACTATGGATTAAGATACGGGGATACTATTGATTTTAATTATCATATTAAAACAGATCATACGGGAAAGGATAAAGGAATAAAAACACCAATCTGTAAAATTGACGGTAACATAAGTGATGGTAAGTTAAATATAAAAACAATTACGAATTGTGATACAGATGAAGGTATAGCTGAAAAATATAAAAAACTATTTACATCGGCCGCAGATTTCACGGATACCAAAACCAATGAAAAACAGGATGATTCAGTATTTAGTGTTTCTAATATACAAGATTTTATTTATTTATAATACATTATATAAATGATTAAAACGACTTTCGAGGGTTTTGAGCGTGGTTATCCGTTAATAATTTTATTTTCATTATTACTTGCATATTTTATGACACATAAGATAGATTTCCTACTATTCGCAATTTTATTGGGTTTAAGTTCGTTATTAAATCAATTCTTAAAGGAATTCGTTTTTAAACCTATAATGAAAAATAAAAAATTCCCCATTTTAGGGGAAGGTACCAGACCATCGGGGGCGAAAGATTGCTCGGATTTCATAGATCCCGATAATAGATTATCTTCTTCGTATGGGATGCCCTCCGGACATGCTCAGACATCGGCATTATTCTGTACATTTATGATTCTTATGATAATTAATGAAAGATATTCTAAAAAATTAAAAATGGTTAAATGTTTATTTATCTTGTTATTGACAATAGCAATCATGGTAAGTAGAATTCATTTCGGTTGTCATACACCTCAACAAGTAATAGTCGGTGGTCTTATAGGAACTATTCTGGGATTCATATTTTTCTTTAATATGAAAAAAATAAAATCGTTATTAAAATTAAATTAAAGAATAAAATTATATAATAATTATATTAATTATGGAACATCAAGATTGGACGCCCGTATATATGAAAGCCGCTAAGGAGATTAATAAAACCCCTGAACAACGTAAAAAAGAAAAAGAAAGGGAGGTAAATGCTGTTAAATTCTCCAAAGAAAACAAGATAGAAAAACAGATTGAAGATGGAAATCTCAAACATAAAAAAATGGATGTTTCTTTCGGTAAAGAATTACAGAAAAAAAGATTAAGTAAAGGGATGACACAAAAAGATCTTGCCCAAAAATTAAATACCCCTGTAAAAGATATTAATGATATTGAAGCGGGTAAGGCGAAGCACAATCCGATATTGATGAATAAAATAAATAGAGTTATGAAATAAATAATTTTAAATTTATCTTTAAATAAATCTTAAAATTTCGTATAAACGCGATATTTTAAAATAAAATAATTCAATAATTATAAAATGGTTAAGATGAAAAGTGTTAATAAGAGGGATGAAGATGAATGGACGGATGAATGCGAAGAACTTTTAGCCGAATGGTCTGAAAAGGCGTCTTGTTACAGATGGTTGCATGGGAGATGTGAAAAGAGTTACAAGAAATGGTATTATTGTTTTTCTATACCCGTAATTATATTATCTACCCTCACTGGAGCAGCTAATGTTGGTATGGATTCTTTCGTTGCACCCGAAAGTAAGAGTGTAGCTTCTGCGATAGTTGGAGGTGTTAATATTTTCGCGGGTATTATATCAACTCTCCAGAATTTCTTAAAAGTGGCCGAATTAATGGAGGGACATAGAATTGCAGGTGTATCTTGGGGTAAATTACAGCGTAACATAGCGATTGAATTGGCATTGGATCCGAAGAGAAGAGTCCTCCAGATAGATTTCCTTAAGTTATGTAGGGCGGAATATGATAGATTAATCGAGGCTGGACCGTTGATAGATGATAATATAATTTCACAATTCAATAAAAAATTCAGTAACTATGAAGTATCGAAGCCGTCTATCTGTAACGGATTAGATAAATGTAATATTTACAAGATAGATAAAGATTTGGAAATGAATCAACGCGAATTCATTGAAGGAATAGAGGATATTATTGAAAATGATAACATAGAAGATAAAATATTACAAGTTAATGTTGACACAATAAATTATACAACAGACACAGAAGACATGGAAGAAAAAGAATACGTGGAAGAAAAAGAAGACGGGAAAGATAAGGAAGATAGGGAAGATAGGGAAGATAGGGAAGATAGGGAAGATGTGGAAAGTTTAAATAAAGGAGTCCAGGTGGAGGTTGATAAAGACAATAAGGGAAATATAGAGGATAAAGAAGATAAAGAAACCGAAGAAGAGGAAGATACACGAGAAACGAATGAAGAAATATCTATATTTCTGGATGATATAAATAAAAATGATTGAATTATGTTATAATTAAATTCTAATATAATATATACTATGGCGAATACCATTAAAAAGAAACTCAAGAAAAGAAAAGGTAAATCATTACAGAGAGATAACCGGGGATATAAAAAAGATAAAAAATCTAAAACTTTTAAGAAAAGAAGACAGAAGGGTGGTATAGGCGCAGTTGCTGTTATTGCTGGTATTTCCACGCTAGCACTGACAGCAATTGGTGCTTTCGCCAAGTATAAACATTCAGAATTATTAAGGGAGAGAAGTAAAATAGATAATATAATAGGTCAGGATGCTAATTTAGAATATTTGCCGAAATATTCTGTTGTCGAAGATAAAAATTTAATAGAAAGATATCTTAAGTGTGTAACCGACAGTGAATTTATAGAACTTGTATCAGATAACCAAGATTATCTTAAATCGGATACAATTAACGATTTAATAAAACCCTATAGAAATATGGATCCAGAATTAAAGGATTTATCTGAAAAATATGATATGTTATTGGGAAATATAGGCAGTGATAGTAGTTTAAAAATAGATACAATAGAGCTATCTACCACGAATGATACATTGGTAAAAGAATTAAGATATTATCTCTTAACGATAGCAAGGATAAAGGGAAGCGATAAATCTAAATCAGATAATAATAAAATAGCGAAAGAAAATGTTAATTGGGTTGATATTATTATTGACGGAGGTATAGATTATGATCATAAATATGAATTAGAAGTTGATAGAATACTCGGCGAGAGAGGATCCTCTTATTTTATAACCGAAGAAATAAAAATATTACTAAAAAAAATGAAAACTAATGCGGAATTAATTCAGGCTATTAATAAGAAAATGGAAGATTGTACAAGAGAACCCCGAAGTTATTGGGATTTTATTTCGGGTAATATAAAATGGAATAACGCTAAAAAATGTCTCGTATGTCCCGATGAAGATTGTTTAATATATATATATGATTATTATTATGACTTTTTAAAAAATAATGATAATATACCGGTTCTCCATAAATTATATATATTAATGTTATGCGAAGCAAGAATATGCGCACTTTCGAAACCAATAGTCCTTGAAGCTCTAAGGCAGAACTCAGGAGATACATCTGAAATTAAAGAATTATTAAATAAAATTTATGAGAAAGATAAATCGAGGAATTTGGTTAACACTACAATTCCATCTAAATTCGCAGATATAAGTATTTATAAAAAACCTTCCAAGGATAAACAGTCGGGGGGATCTATGCCCCCCGTTGATATATCTGGCAAGTCCGCAATAGAAGATTTGGATGCGAAACCGCCTCCATTGGATAAACCCCAAGATTCAATTGGAATATCACCCCCTACAGATATGCCCCTCGATATGCCCACCGATATGAACACCGATATGAACACCGATATGAACACCGATATGCCCACCGATATGCTGCCTCCCGCACCTGTTATCGGTGAATTAGATGTTTCAACCGGTGAATCGGGTGGGGATTCCCGTAAGAAATTAGACGATAGCGTGGGATTTCTGGGAAGATCAACCGAAAAACCTGAAAAAACCGAAAGACCCGAAGAATTACCCCTGGGATCAATAGAAGAATCAACTGGGAAATCATCGGGTATATTTACCGACGGATTGCGCGGGGGGCCATCGTTAAAACCAACGGGAGAATCACCCACCGGATCAGGAGAATCGTCTGCGGGACCATCCGGAGAATTAACCAGAGAATCACAAGGAGAATTAACCAATAAACTCCCCGGGGAATTACCTGGAGAATTGGAATTAGAAATAGAGAAAAAAAAGGAATCCGATGATAAATTAAATAAGGAATCTTCCGATAAAACTCCGGATAAATTAACATACCAGAGATCTTTCGCCCGTTCTCAATTGGAGGAAAATCTATATATGTATCTTGGTTTAAATCAGAATAACAAGGAAAAAATGAGTGAACAATTGAAATTATTAACCAGTGAAGCAGATGAAAGTAGTAAATTAGGAATAAACGAAGATGATAATTTATTCCGAATAGCTCGGGTTATGAAAAATGATTTTATAAAATTCAATATTGATTTATCGGCTATATCCCCTGATAATTTAAATACAATGGATTGTTTATTCCCGATATATGAGAAATTATTCGTCACTTCTGGGGAATATATTAAATTTCCTTCTTTATACGAAGACTTCAAGCTATTTTTCCGAATGTTTTCTTATTTTCCAGATATATTCGGTTTTATAAGTCCATATTTTATAGGGTTATTTTTCTTTGATATCTCTCCTGTCGCAGATAATAAATATTGGAACTTTGAAATAGAATCTTATTTTAACTTGGCAACCGATATAATGAATAAATCAAATAATACTCCGGTAGTTTATATGATAACGATGGCGTTATTATTATCGAGGAGTCCTGAGATATCACAGAGAAATAATGAAAGTTTAAATGTAATAAGTGATCTCTCCGATTCAACTTCACCACCTCCCGTTATTGATACGGGAGATAAAGAATCAGAATCTGAAAAAATTGATAATTCCATGGATCGCATGGATTCATTAACCGTTCCAGATGAACCGGGCAAGAAATCCGAACCCCTTTTTCCAGGTTCAGGTGATAGTTCGAATACTATGTCATCTGGTAGTGATATCGCAGAAGAATCACTTAAAAATGTACGGGATTTCCCGCCATTGGACGGTCCCTCGCCATTGGAACCCCGTCCCCCACCATTGGACGGTCCCCCGCCATTGGAACCCCGTCCCTCACCATTGGACGGTCCCTCGCCATTGGAACCCCGTCCCTCGCCATTGGAACCCCGTCCCTCACC